ACTTTAATCCCATCCAGACAAACGGTACCTCATCTTACATGAGGATTTATAATAATTTCTTTGATGACTTTCCTCCCGAGGGGAGGACGATGGATGCACCCATCCGGTTTGCTCCATCATCGGGAAACGCAAGTCATATAAGGATTTTTAATAACCTGTTTGTATCAACCACCGCGCTTTTAAATAGTCTTGGGGACCCTCAAACAATGCCGTTTATGACAGTTACTGGAGGAGACCCCAGTTTAACGAGTTTTACCGATGTTGTCGTATCTAACAATACGATGGTAGGCTCTCCTGGGTATGCTTTACATATGGGAACTAAAGCGGGGCTTGACTCCAGCACTTATAACAACATCTATGTGCTAAATAACATATTTTTAAACTCAGCAAGGACGGAACAGGTATCGGCCATTAACTGCCAACTACTAGGAACAGGGATAACTTACGGTTCCTATGGAGATTCGCAACTGGTAAGTTTTGACGGGAATCTTTTCTGGCCCAGCACGGACGGAGTGGATGTTATCTACTATGGTGTCACTGGTTATACTTATGCGAATTTTAAAAATCAATGCACCGCTCCATGTCAGGATACAGGAGTAAACTCCGACCCATTATTAGATGCTTCTTACAGATTGACGAGCTCATCGCCTGCTCGGGCGGCAGGAATTAATCTAACGTCCTATTGTACGGAAACGCCAGCGATGTGCATGGATAAAGATGGAATTGCAAGGCCCGCTGCTGGAGCCTGGGACATTGGATCATCTCAATATTATTCTGGAGAAGCTATCCCAACGATCGGGCGTGGTATAAATATTGGCGCGGGCGTTACTTTTCGATAGGAGAAACCGATGCACCAAAATTCTTTAGACTTAATGGCCGATTTCGTTCAGAAATACAGAATCCGCGGCGGAATGGTGGTAGATATTGGAAGCCTGGATATGAACGGAAATTACCGATCCCTATTCCCCGATTCTGAATACATCGGGGTCGATATCGTCGAGGGGAGAAATGTAGATATCCTCATGGATTCGGAGGAATGGAAGAAGCTCAAAAACGCGGATGTGGTCATTTGTGGGCAGACCTTAGAGCACGTTGCCGATATTCCCGAATTGATGAAATCCATTTTCAATGTGCTCCGGCCCGGGGGTCTTCTGTGCATGATCGCTCCCTCCGCCGGTCCTCCCCATGATTATCCGATATGGGTTGGTCATTTCTCGGTCGAGTCCATGTCGGAAATAATCAGCAAGGCGGGGTTCGATATTTTCGAATGTTCGGAGAGCGCGGTCGAGCCATTCCGGGATGTTCGTTGCGTGGCCGCAAAGAAGATCAGGAAAGAGAAGAATTGAGATGCTCCAGGTTGGAACATTAAAGGAAAGGGTCAGGCTAGAATCCCAGGTAAGGACGGATGATGGGATGGGCGGGAAGACCGTCACCTGGAAGGATCAGGGAACGGTATGGGCCGCAGTGTGGCCCTCTTCCGGATCGGAGGCTGTCAAGTCCGGCCAGCTCTCTTTCGAGGTTACTCACCGGGTTAGGGTCCGGTATCGGAGCGACGTCAAGGCCTCCTGGCGTGTTTATCACAAGCGGTCCGGGCAGTATTTAACCGTGCGCTCGGTCATCAACCCGGACATGGGAGATCGGATGCTTGATCTGCTATGTAAGGAAACGGAGACTTGATGCCTAATTCAATACTTTCGGAAAAAGGATTCCATGGAGTTATCAACGATGATCTTCCGGATTTCGTCCGGGAGTTTATCAATGAGAACGCCGAAGTTGTGGCCCGGGAAGTGGAGTCCCTTGCTAGGAATAGTGCCGGCTTTCATGACGAGTCCGGGAGACTTAGGAAATCCATCAAAGCCTATCCATCCAAGTATAAAGAAGGCGGCTGGATTGTCGGAGCCTGGTCTCCCCACGCTTGGCTTGTGGAATATGGGCACGACCTGATTGACTGGAGGACCGGGAGGAAGATTGGGCATGTTCCCCCTCATGCCTACCTGCGCCCGGCCCTCCAGCACGGCATTGCGTCGGCATACGGCAAATTCGGGGTGAAGTAATGCAGGCATTACTGACTGGTATTTACGGGGTTTACACTGGCGGAGGCGGGGCGACCTTCCGGGCGGCCTGTACTGGGGGCCTTCATTTAGAGGAGGCCCCGCAATACACGGCGATGCCTTATGCTACCTTCACCATGATCGTCGCTAGGCCTGATTATTATTTTTCCGGGCACCTGGAAATTGCAACGATCCAATTTGATATTTACGCAGCAACCAATACAATCCGCCAGGATTTGTATACGAAATTGACCGCCCTGTTCGATAATTGCAAACCTACCGTAACCGGATACACAAGCCTGATAATGAAGCGGGTAAGCCAGCAATCGGTACGTGAGGGGGAGCAGAGTGAAGTCTACCGCTACACGGTGGAATACGAGGTCACGATCGACAAGTGAAAATTAATCTGGGCTGTGGCAAAAGAAAACTTCCGGGCTATATCAACGTGGACAATCGCAAGGAGGTTGAACCGGACATCCTATGTGATGTTTCCAAAGGGCTCCCCTGGGATGCCAACTCGGTTGACGAAATAGTTGCCATTGACCTGATCGAGCATCTGACAGGGCTGGATGTAATTAATCTAATGAATGAAATTCATAGGGTATTGAAACCGGGTGGACTCTTTTATCACCGTACCCCGAGCACCGATGGGAGGGGGGCATTCCAGGACCCGACACATAAATCTTTCTGGAATATCAACACCTGGAGACTTTATTTTTCCGATCCGGCCTACCGGGAGCTTTATGGCACAAATGCGAATTTCAAAATTAAGCAGCTATTTGATACCGTGACAGACCCGGAGAATAAAATCATCCATACCCAATGTTTATATGAGGCGATTAAATGATAAGCGCATTGATCCCCGTCATTCGTCCAGAGAAAGCAGACCGAGTTAGAAAAATCGTCTGGCAGGAGGCCCATTATGACGGGATTGACATTGAAATTCTGGCCGAAGAAGACACCGAGCGGATTGGCTGCCCGCTTATGCTGAAGAGGCTCGTGGAGAAGTCCCAGGGGGAAATGGTTCTCTTCCTGGGGGATGACACAATTCCGCAAAAAGGATTCCTTCGGGCTGCGTTAGACGCAATGCGAACCCTACCTGATGGCTGGGGGGTCGTGGGTTTAAACTCCCAATATAGTCAACACGCAGCCCACTTCCTGGCGGATAAAAGAATGCTTCCCATTCTTGGGGGTGAATTCTTCAGAACCGTTTACAAGCATTGCTGGTGTGATCATGAATTGACCGACCTAGCCCGGGAGGCGGGAAGATATATTTTTTGTAAGGAATCCCGGGTGATCCATGATCATCCCATCTTCACCGGAGGCGGAGCAGACATCGATTACTGGAGGGTTTATTCGGAGGAATACCGGAAGCACGACAAGGCAACTTACATCAAACGCAAGAGGGACCGCCTGGGAGACAAGCTGGCCATCGGATTCCCCTTGGTCAATGACATGGTGAGGATAAATTTTTTCACTTCCTTTTGCTGTATGGATAAGCCCTCTTACACATTCCTACTCCCCGAATTCCCGCATGGCCCATGGGCGGAAACCCTGGCCGACGCTAGAAACAGTCTGATCCAGCAGGCCCAGTTCGAGGGATGCCGTAGGATATTTATGCTAGACACCGATCAGGTTTATCCCCCAGACACGCTGACCAAACTCATGAATCATGGGAAAGATATTTGCGGTGTCCGGGTTCATCGCAGGTATCCACCTTTTGACCCGATCTTTCTCCGCTGGGATGAGGAAGTAAAAAAATATTACCGCATCCCGGATGAAGAGATGTTTTCCGGGAACCTAGTGGAGATTGATGCTACCGGTACTGGAGCACTCCTGATCAATATGGAGATTTTTGACCGTATCGAAGAACCATGGTTTAAAGTCGTAACCGATCCGGGGGCCAGGACGGGAGAGGATATTTATTTCTGCACCAAGGCACGGAAGGCCGGGTTCAGAATTTTCGTTGATACCTCAATCGAGGTAGACCACCTGGCGACTATCGCCATCAATAAACCAATGTACCAGATGATGCAAATACTGGAAAAAAGCAAAGAAGGAGGATGAGATGGGAAAGTATGTGGGGTATTTGGGAAATGTGCAGATCGGGACCAACACCGTTGTCGGCATGGGGACTTGGTCCATGCCTGGGATCAGTACCGATCAACTGGATGCGTCCGCCTTCAGGGACACGTGGAAAACTTATCTCTACGGGATGAA